TAGATTATGTTAAAACTCCAGACTATGGAGCAACAACTCGGGTAACAGTAAAAGGAACGCCATGATGTTATACATAAATGATATACCTGTAGGGTGTTTAAGTTCTGTAAGTAGATCAGAGCAGATATCTTTTATAAGTACTTGTAAGACTACTCAGTCAGGCGCTCAGACGCAATTAGGAAGGCTCTACACCTACTCAATTCCCTTTGAAGGTGTTATGACTACAGACAACAGTATAATGTCATGGACAGGCTTAAAAGCGTTAGAGAGAATTAAGGTAAATTGGGAAATTGTTGGTCCTGATATTGAAGCAGGGCAGGGATTCATTGAGAATCTTGAGATATTAGGTGAGGTTACAGATTTTATAAAATTTAGTGGGAGTATAACAGGCTATGACTAATTTAATGCTTTACATCAATGACTTGCCAGTAGGTTGCTTATTAAGCAATAGCTTGAGTGAATCTATTAGTTTTATTAAGACTTGCAAAAGCACAGAGGAAATGGGACAGAAGCAGTTAGGTCAGTTGCATTCTTATTCTGTAAATTTTGAGGCTGTTTATGCCGTAGATCAGGCAATCATTGGTTGGAATGATATTAAGGATTTAGGCAGGTCTAGGAAGATGATGGATTGGTCTATGGTAAACCTAGATACAAACGAAGGAGATGCAGGAGAGGGATTTTTAGAGAATTTGGAGATAACGGGAACATCAGAGGATTTTATTAAATTTGCAGGAACGATAACAGGATATGGAGCAATAATTGATTCTAATCAAATATTCTACGTTTGGGCATCTGATACTGATACCTATGTTGATAATGGCGGTGATGAATATGTACTTGTAAATTAAAAGATATGCCAGTAATTAATGGAGTTTATTTAAAGGATTTTGCTGCTTTACCTAGCGCAGTAGTTGATGCTAACATCATACCTATTGCCATTACAGGCGATCAGATAGCGTATAGGACAACTGTTGGAGGTATTGTTACGGATGCCAGAGTAACAAGCAAGTTACTTACAGGCTTATCGGTTACAGGAGGTGCTATTGCCGCAACCGATACAATCTTACAGGCATTTGGCAAAGTACAAAACCAGATCAATAGCAAAGTTAGTTCAGTTGGTTTAACCATGCCATCGGCTTTTTCGGTTGCTAACTCTCCAATTACAAGTGCAGGGACTTTAGCAGTAACGGCAGCGGGTGTAGCATCTCAGTATATTAGAGGCGATGGTGCTTTGGCTGATTTTCCGACAAATGGGGGCGGTGGCTCATCGGTTTCCTATTATCTAAACGGCTCTGTTAGTCAGGGTACAATAGGAGGCAATGCCTATTACGAGATGAATAAAACGCCTGTTATCGGTACAGGTACTGATTTTACTATCGCAGCTGATGGGTATATTGCTCAGTTTATTACCGATGCAAACGATCCTGCATCTTTACTAATACCGGCAGGTAATTGGAACGTAGAGATGTATTTTTCGGCATCATCTAGCGGAGGTACTCCATCATTTTACGTAGAGGTCTACAAATATAACGGCACTACTTTTACGTTATTAGGTTCTAGCGCAACTACGCCAGAGGGCATAACAAATGGAACGGCAATAGATATTTATTATACTTCGGTTGGTATTCCTGAGACAGTTTTAACAATAACAGACAGACTTGCTATCAGGGTTTATGTTACGCATTCAGGCAGAACAATTACGCTACATACAGAGGATAATCATTTATCAGAGATAGTTACAACTTTCTCAAATGGGTTAACGGCGCTTAACGGATTAACAAAACAGGCTCAATATTTTGCGGTTGGAAGTACAGGGACAGATTTTAATATTTCAAGTTCAGTTGATACTCATACGTTTAATATTCCGAGTGCAAGTGCAAGTGCTAGAGGTTTAATAACCACAGGAGCGCAGACGATTGCAGGGACTAAGACTTTTAGTGTTGATACGGTTGTGAATGGTGTTAATATTGGTAGAGGTGGTGGAAATATTGCAACTAATACTGCAAATGGAAATGCTGCACTTATCAGCAATACGACTGGCGCGGATAATACTGCAAGTGGATATCAAGCACTTTACAATAATACGATTGGCGGATATAATACTGCATATGGAGTTCAAGCACTTTACAATAATACGATTGGCTTATATAATACTGCAAGTGGATATCAAGCACTTTTCAGCAATACAACTGGGTCAACTAATACTGGAAATGGAATTCAAGCACTTTACAATAATACGACTGGCTTATATAATACTGGAAATGGAGTTCAAGCACTTTACAATAATACGACTGGCTTATATAATACTGCAAATGGAGTTCAAGCACTTTATTATAATACGACTGGCTTATATAACATAGGCATAGGAAGCCAAGCTGGTTCTGCAAATACAACTGGCTCAAATAATATATTTTTAGGTTATAATTCAACAGGCGAAAGCGCAACCGAAAGTAATAGAACGTGGATAGGTAATACCGATACTACATCAACATGGGTTGGTGGTAATTTACTTTTAGGTACACGCACAAATGCAACATCTGATAAACTACAAGTAACAGGGAGCGCAAAGATTACAGGTCAGCTTACATTAGGTTCAACTATAACCAATGGAACTTATACGTATACTTTACCATCAGCTACGGGTACTTTAGCTTTAACAAGTGATATACATAGTGCAGTAACATTATCTGCTATTGGCTCAACTCCAAATGCTAATGCAGCAACCTTAACAGGACAAGTATTAAATTTAGAACCTGCATCAGCTTCATTTGGTGGGGTTGTAACCACAGGAACGCAGACTTTTGCAGGGGATAAAACCTTTAATGATAATATCAGCGTATCAACATCAACTGCAAATAGTGCAATACAAGTTACAAGCACAAAAGCTGATGGCAGGGCTTTATCTGTTTTAGCAACAAGTTCACTTGAGCCTTTTTCGGTAACTCAAAACGGAGCAGGAAAATTAGCACAATTTAATAATTCAGCAGGTGCAAAATTTGTAATTTATAATAGTGGTGAGTTTGAAGCAAATGGCGGTACTTTGTATGCTAATTTAGCAGGTACTACTGCAAATTTTACAGGTCAGTTGACTTTAGGCTCAACCATCACAAACGGAACGTACACCTATACGCTACCAAGTGCTACAGGTACTTTAGCTTTGACATCTGCTTTGAGTGGTTACTTACCATTGACAGGGGGTACGCTTACAGGGGCATTAAGTGGTACAAGTGCTACGTTTAGTGGTGATTTAACTGTTGATACAAATACTTTATATGTAGATAGCACAAATAATAAAGTTGGGATTGGGACAACAAGTCCACAAGGAGTTTTTGAATCGGTTGGACTTGTGTATCTAACAAGGAGCAGTCAATCATTATTAATTAATCCAAATTATGGAGGAGCTAATACTCATATACAATTACAAGCTGTTGGCAATATGGCTATTGCATTTGCTACTAATGGTGATAATGAACGTATGCGTATCACATCAGGTGGTAACGTACTAATCGGTAATGCAACAAATTCAGTACTTGCTTTATCAACATTTAGCAAAACTTTAACAACGGGCTATGCTACTGCTAATAATTATCTACAATTAGGTGCAGGTGAAAATGGTCTTAATGGTACAAGATTAATAGGATTTGGTTATTCAATTACTGCAAATACAAATCAACCTGCATATATTGGATATATTGAAACATCAAATACAGGAGAAACTAAAGGAAGTTTAATATTTGGTACAAGAGATGTTACAACTGATACTGCACCTACCGAACGTATGCGTATCACATCAGGTGGTAACGTAGGTATAGGAACAACAAGTCCGAGTAAAAGACTTGATGTATTTACAACTGCAAGTTCCGCAACTGAGTACCAATTATCACTTAGAAATGGAGCAGGTGCCAATGATGTTTCTGCGGGCATAGCATTTGGCTTTAATTCATCAAGTTTAGACCCTGACTATTTATCAGCAATTTCTTCAATAATTACCAATAGAAGTACAAGAGCTGCTGATTTAACTTTCTTAACTTCTGCAACTGGCACTCTTGCCGAAAGTATGCGTATCACATCAGGTGGTAACGTACTAATAGGCACTGCAACACTAGTAGGACAAGAATTGGTTTCTGTATCTTTTGATAGTTCGTCTACTTATAGCCAAGCAATTAATATTAAAGATAGATACGCTTCGGCAAATAATTCTAATTATTTAGTGTTTAGAAAAAGCGATGATGCCGCTATTGGTTCTATTAGTAGAGTTGGAACTACAAGTGCAATTTCTTACAATACAATATCTGATTATAGACTAAAAGAGGATTTAAAAGAAATAAATGGATTACAAAAATTGTCTGCTATTAAAGTTTATGATTTTAAATGGAAAGATAACGATGCAAGGATGGATGGTGTAATTGCTCACGAATTACAAGAGGTATTACCTTATGCAGTAACAGGCGAAAAAGATGCTAAAGAAATGCAGTCAGTTGATTATTCAAAATTAGTACCTGTTTTAGTAAAGGCGATACAGGAATTATCAGAAAAAGTAAAACAATTAGAAAATAAATAACATGGAAACAAATTTTCAGTGGGTAATATCGCAATTAAATTGTGCAGTGGAGTCAGAGGGATTACCAAATGTCATCAATACAATACATTGGCGCTATAACGCTACAAAAGTAGATGGCGATAAGACTTACTTTGCAGAAACTTATGGAGCATCAAGCGTGGCTCAACCTAATCCTCAAAACTTTACTCCTTATGCAGATGTAACGGAAGAAGAGGTTATTAATTGGTTAGAGCAGATATTGCCTGTCGATGATATGCAATTAAGATTAGAGGCTAATATTGATTTGCAGATTAATCCAGTTGAGGTGACATTGCCTTTGCCTTGGGCTCCTGTTGTAATAACCAGTGATGGTAATGTAGGTATGGCAAATATTAATCCAACAAC